GAAGTGTTTACTGCAGTCAATACGCTGCGTGAACAGAGCAAGCAAGTACAGCTTGAGGGTTGGTCGTTCAACATAGAACGTCACTATGTACTTACACCCGATACTTCCACTAACAAAATTGCTGTACCTAGCAACATGCTGGGTATTGATTCAAACGTTGAGACACACAGGGATAAGTACGATCTAGTACTGAGGAATGGTTTTGTCTATGACAGGCAGAACCATACCGATACATTCACCAAGGACATTACTGCAGATGTTCTGTGGTACTGGGATTTCCAATATCTACCTCCCGGCATCCAAGCATATGTGACAGCTAAAGCTGCGCGTATGTGTGCAACCAAGATGGTTGGTGATGCACAACTCAATCAACTTCTACAAGAACAGGAAGCTACCACCAGAGCAGCTGTACTTGAGGAAGAATGCAATCAAGGTGATTACTCGTTCTTTGGTTTCAGAGATGGAGAAAATTACTACAACAGCTATCAACCATTTCGAGCTCTATCTAGGCAATGAGTACACTCTCCCAATCAATTCCAAATCTACTGCAGGGTATATCGCAACAGCCTGACAGTAGGAAACGCCCTGGACAACTTAAAGATGCAGTCAATGCATTCCCTGACTTTGCTCTAGGTCTACTGAAGCGGCCGGGAGGTAAGTTCGTTGCGAAGCTGCATAAAGCACCAACCACTGGCAAATGGTTTCCCATTCTTCGTGATGATGCAGAAAAATATATCGCTTGTTATGAAGATAACAGGTTCCAAGTTTGGGACTTAACTGATGGTGATGTGCGTATGGTTGACATGGGCTCCAATACTGGAGTTCAGAGCGGCTGTACGCCTGCCGATGTCAAGACAGAAGGTGATGAGTTAAATACTGCTGTAACTACTACTGCTACAGAGCTTGGTGATCTACATACCTCTGAGTCAACTCTAGCTAAAGCTATTGCTGGTCAGACCAGTACGACAACCAGACTCTTTGAGTTTGAGTATGACTATACAAGCGGGTATGTAAAAGAGACCATCAAATCTGGAATCATCAAAGATTCTGGTGGTGAATACCTAGTCAAAAACGATGGCACTGTAGTTGCCTCTCAGACCACCACGCTGCCTACTGACTACGCTTTAGGCACCGAACGTACAGATGAGCACCCGTTGCTCGCTGCACAGGGTTACAGGATTTATGAGGCACAGCTGACAGTTGCTGCTACTCATACAGCAACTAATCTGACCAATGCTCAGAATGCATACGACAAGACTATCAATAGTGTTTCACCTGATGGAACGCTGCAGGAGTACAACACTGCTACCAGTGATGAAAGTACAAAACGGTCTGACTATGACACCGACTTTAATGCCTGTGCCATTACAGATGCGCAGTGTCCAAGCGATGCATATTTAAAAGATGCAACTGCTGATGACATTGAAATCCTCACCCTTAATGACTACACGTTTGTTGTCAATAAGAAAAAGACAGTAGCCCTTACAACTGACCTTAGCCATGCATCTGGGTTGGATGCGAACCGCGCACACGTTCTTATTAGTGTTGCCGCTAACAGTACTAACTATGAAGTCCTACTTACAATTAGTGGTACGCAGACTACGTTCTCTCACACTTCGCCAAGTTCAGGCTCAAGTGCTGACAGCATTGCGTCTGCTTTGGCATCTTCTATTGATGGCAATTCTAATTATTCGGCGCAACAAGTGGGTGGTGGTATCTATATTACTAGCTCTAGCGCTTTCAGTATAGAAACCCGTGGTGGTTCATCTGCTGATGCCATCTTTGCAATAGCAGATACCGTAAGCAATATCTCCCGTCTCCCTGCTCAAACCAAGAATGGCTATGTAGTTAAAGTCACTAACTCTAGTGAGCTTGATATCGATGACATGTATGTCAAGTTCACCACTGATGGTGCAGCTACTTATGGTGCTGGACAGTGGCAGGAAACTATTGGTCCTGGACTGAAGTATAAGTTTGATCCACTGACTATGCCGCACCAACTTGTGCGTCAAGCAGATGGCTCATTCGTATACGGTCCTGTTAGCTGGAGTGATCGCCTTACAGGTGATGACGATACAAACCCAGCTCCTAGCTTTGTAGGCTTAGAGATCTCACATATTTTCTTTTACAGGAACCGCATGGGTTTCTGTGCTGGACAGAACGTCATCCTCAGTAAAGCTGCTGACCTGTTTAACTTCTGGAATAGCTCCGCACAAGCTGCTGTTGCAGATGATCCTATTGACATCTCAGCAGCTGGTAAGCGTCCTGTATTCCTGAACTACGTAGAGCCTACAGCAGTTGGTTTGGTGTTGTACTCAACAACCGAACAGTTTCTTCTGTCTACTGACTCAGACATCCTGTCACCCACTACAGCGAAAGTAAACCGACTGAGTGGTTATGAATCCGAAGCAGGCGTAGAGGCTGTCAGTCTTGGCACCTCCCAAGCCTTCATCAGTAAAACACCCCTGTTCACACGTCTCTTTGAGCTGACTGATATTCAAACAGAACAGTCACCTCTGATGAATGACATCACTAGCGGTGTGCCTGAGTTGATTCCTCAAACGGTCAACAGCTTGGTTGCATCACCTGGATTGTCTGTCGTTTCTCTTGGTACCACTGGTAGCTCTACGCTTTATCAGTACAGGTTCTTGATGACCTCTCGTGATGAGAAAGCTGTCAACTCTTGGTACAAGTGGGAACTTACAGGCACCCTGCTCACACAGTTCTTTGACAGCAGTACGTTCTACGTAGTTGTCAAGAATGGATCTGATGTATATGTGCAATCTTTTGACATGACTCAATCCAGTGAAGAGGGTTTCCTAACCTTGCCTACTGGAGAGAAAACTGATGTGTGCCTAGACCTGTTTAGTATTAACCCACATCGTCTATATGACGGCACTGGTTATGCAAATAAAACACGTATCTCTTTACCTTATGACAGCGTTAGTGGAAAGGAACTTAATGTGGTTGTGTTGGGTGGTTACATCGGAGATGCTAATACCCTTTCATCTCAGTCTGTTGGTGCTGTCATTAAACCGACGATTGGCGGTACAGCGGGTAACAGACACGTAGACATTGATGGTGATTATAGAGGTAGAGATTTGATCATTGGCTACGGCTATGACATGACAGTTGATCTGCCTAAGCTATACCGATATAACATTAACAATAACTCTATTTCAAACGATGATGTATCTAGTCTGATCATTCATCGACTTAAAGTTAAGACTGGTCTGAGTGGTCCTGTTGATTACAAGATCTCTATCACTGGTCTGAATGACTGGACTAACACAATTAGTGTTACCCAGCCTAATCAATACCAACTTAACAACGTAAACATGCAAGCAAGCTCTACTCACGTTGTTCCTATCTTTCAACGCAACGAGAACCTTGCTGTACAGATCATTGGTAATACACCATTTCCTGTATCTCTGCTTGGTTTGGACTGGGAAGGAAAGTTGAACCAACGTTTTTATAGGAGGGGATGATGGCAGAAGATAACAAATTAGGTTTCTTCGGATCTCTTGGTAACACCATAAATAACAACCCCCTTGGGTTTGGCATGAGCCTGCTTAATGCAGGTCTCGGTGCTTACACAGGCATTGCCAACCAGCAACGGCAGTTACGTCAAGCCAATCAAAACATTGACTTTCAAAACCAGCAGCGGATGCAGTCCTTCAGGGATGCAGACAGTGCACGGGTTATGCGTAACCAGTTCCGCAATCAAACTCGGCAAGCACAGATTGGCATTGCTCAGAACTACCTGCTCCCAGGTATTGAACGTAATGCCAACTTGGCTTTTGAAAGCCAGCTTTTCCAGAACGTTGAGCTTGATAGTCAAATGGCGTTCCAACGTCAGAACATCATGCGAGCTGTTATGGAGCAGAGAGGTTCTATCGGAGCCAGTGGTGAAGGAAGGGGTCGAAGTTTTGAACGAGCTGCACAATTAGCTGCAGCGCCTGCTGGCCGACAAATGGGTCAGCTAGATGAGAACAGGATTGGTGCAGATGCACGTACC